CCGTAAAAGTCACGGCGGTATTCCCACTTATTACGAACGCCTGCAGAGATTTCATGTATTGCCATAGTCTTGGCAGCTGTTACATCTTTTCGGGTTTGATCATCATTCCATGTTACTTTTATCTTTGAATTGTTAGTCCCTAGATTATAAGCGGAAGTCATATGAGCTAATACATCCGCACAATGCTGGTATTTGGTCTCGATTTCGTCTTCTATTTTATCAACTATAGCATACAACTCCTGCCTGCCACCTGAGTATTGCGTAGCCGTCTGTTGTACACTTTCCATGTCCGAGATTGTCCCTTTACCAAGATTACACGTTAATTCTATACGTCTAAATATCTGCTGTAGCATTTCATTTTGTTGTGAGGTTCTTAATTGTGGAGCATGTTCTACAATTCGCTTTCCCTCTTTACTGCCGTCCCCTTCAATCTGAACTACAAGGCGATTAAGTTCAGGTGTCATTTTTATACCTACTGTATCTCCGTTCCGCTTCTGTCTTTTCATAAACATGTCACGGTCAGCCCATACACGTAACTCTCCTCCTTTTTGTTCCCAATTCATACGCTCAAATTGTTCATCTGCATTTTTTATCAAACTTTCCGCACCTGATATTATTGCAACAGGAACGTTTGAACCGTCTATCTTGTTTATGCTGTGATTTCTAAATTCAATAATCATAGGTTGCCTTACTTCGCACCATATGTATTCAGAAGTTAATTCTGCTGTCTTAGGGCAGTCAGTTAGCGATACCTCTTTTAAGGAGCTATCGTTTCTGTATAACCTACATTTGACAGAATGTGTACTTCTTTCGTGTGCGTGCTCTTCCGTTAATAGCCATTTTTTAGCACCTGTAACAATTTCTTTCAAAATCAATGCTCCAGTAAGCGTTCCGTCAAAGTCATAAGACACAGGTAGATAATTTCCCAGTGGAATTACCTCATACTGTAGTTTTCCATTACTAAAAATAGGGCGGATAATACAGCTACCTAGAAGTGTGATGTAATCAACGATTTTATCAACGTTTTTGTTGATGTGACTCATTACCTCTCTTATTGCCTCATTTTCAACTTCTAATCCGATTTCACGAGAAACGAGCATTGATAGTCGTCCGCTAATTTGCTCCAAAACTCCACAAGGCGGAGCTTTTTCATTCCACGGGGCGTTACCACTCATCATACTTTCCCATAGTTCTATAGTTTTATACATCTTTATGCTTATGTTAGTGTTAATTCCTGTTAGAAAATATCTAAACCTTTCGTTTCATCTTCTAGGCTCAGACGCTTTCTCAACTCTTCTTTGATAGTGTCAATAAGCTCACCAGCGGTCTTGTTTTTTCTCATACTACTATATGCTTTCATTTCATCTTTTGAGAAAATAGCTTTACCGTCTGATCCTTTGCTACTCAATAGTGATGCTATTTCTTTCTTTTCTGATGGTGTAGTTGCCCCACCTTTTGGCTCAAATGATAAGACTGCAGATTGTTTTGTTTCCACAATCTCTCCATTAAAAGCATCTTTTATGACTCTAACTTCTGGCGGTAGGCGTTCGGAAGACTCTTTGTACTTTGAACCGTCCCAGCGTCCTGCGTAAATATCTGCTGCAACACCTAGCATTTTTAATGCTGTACTAAATGCGTCTGTAACCGCCATTTTATAACCTTCATCATTGCTTACAGGAGAGCCCTTTTCAATCGCTACTAGTTTACTGCCTCCTATTCCCACTATTGGTTCACTCCACGCCTCTCCGTCTTTAACAAGTACTGCAACCTGTGCAAAAGCTAACTTTTCGTCTTTCGCTCCTGTCTCTATCCACAACTTTTGTATTTCGTACTTCCAGCCAATCCCAACAAGCCCAAACTTCTCAGTCATTGCCTTATATCGCCATTGTGGATTTATGTCAGTCTTTCCTTTTAGTTTCCCAGCTTGTATTTCACGTAGAGCCTCTTTTGGTGGGCGAGCAAGCGATTCGTATATGCTAATTGCATCTTTCATCTTTCACCCCCTCTTGACTCTTATAAAAATTACAAAAATCTTTACACAAGCAATATTCGCCACACTTTCTACTAATTGCTGGTCTGTGCTCTAAATAGTGGTTATCACCTAGCTCTTTTACACATCTTTCAGCATCTAGCTCCGCACCAAATACTCGAACTGCACTCTTTCTGCCGTTTTTCATAACCGCCCACTTGTCATTATCAGCCCAGCGTTCCTCAGCAGTACAAGGTGCGATTTCATCATCACTCATGTTTTCTGCTACTTCTATTTCACAAACTTTTGCATGAATTCGCTTTCCTGTAAGCTCCAAGTCTTCAGGTGTTACCTTAAACTCATACACAAAAACAGGAGATTGAGGATAGCTTTTGTCAATCTTTGCCTTGCTTTTTGAGTGGTCTTTTAGCAATGCAATAAATCTGCATCTCTTAACATCCAACCCGCTTTGTGTCAAAAGCCACGCATAAGTCATGCCTTGTTTGTGCCAATCATTAAAATCAGAGTTTATAACTTTATAAACACTTGCAGTCTTCCAGTCGTTTATGATTCCGCTTTCCATATCGTAGCTGTCTACAACGCCTGTCACATGGCTTTGAGAAACTTCAATGTCAAACTTTTCTTCGTGAAAGTTGTCATCTTGTATTTTTTCGAAAAGCTCATGAACCGCTGTCCCCCATACCGCCCAGACGTTATCAGCTACGTCGGTTGTAAACTCTTCCCAGTGTCGCTCCTGTAGGATGATTTCTTTCGTTCCTTTGTTGAGTGTCGTTGCCGAATAGCAACCTACTTTATTGTGGCGTTCAACACTCACAGCTTTCACAAAGGCTTCAGGTAGGTGTAGATTATTGGTCACTATCATCGCTTGCCATCCCTTTGTTTTCTGATTCTGTGTTGATAAGTTTAACAACAATTAGATAATCGTTGTCCTCAATTGGTTCTACTTTGAGTACTTCAAAATATTCTGTATCATAAGAAAGTCCTCGTAGCTTATCACAAATATTGTAAATTACATTTTTCATTTTGCACCTCTTAATTTATTTTTAGGCTTACACGTTGCGCACCGCTTCTAGCCTATTGAAACGTGCGGGAGTTGCACCCGCACAAGCACAGTAAATGCTTGCATCCTCTGCATACGTTTCTAAGTCATTCTCCACTGCTCCCAAGTAGCTAATTTTCATATTCATTATCTACCAAAATAGATAGTTTCTGTTTCTGCATTACCACTTTTTAATAAGCTCTCTATGGGGTTATTAACACAAATTCCTTTTTTCTCCATGTACTCACGGACGGCTTCTTCTTCCATCTCTTCTAATAATTTTAGTGTTATATGCTTGTATGGAATTTTTTTTACTACATATCCATCTTTACAACTTGTCCATTGTATGTAATAAAATGCCTCATCTTTTTTTACTATCACAGCTCTAAAATATAAGCTGTAAAACATCTGCAATCTTGCAGATATACCTTCTAGTATAGTAATACTTCCATCCTCTCCCATCTTTATTTCCTGTATGTCTTTTTTCTCTAACATATTTAGCACCTCCTTCTTAAATGCAATTGTTAGCTTGTAATAAGGCTAAAGCTTCATTGCCACTATGAGCAACAAAAGCCACGCCTCCTTTTTTGTTTATGTCATCTATCCGCTCTTTCTGTGCACGAGATAGCTTCCAGCCTATAGGTCGCTTGCACTCAATAGCTACAAACCGCCCCTGCTTGTCGTAGCCTTCAAAGTCACAAGTTCCCACATTAGCAGTCTTTATATAGCGTCTATTTCTTCCCTCACCAACTGCAAAGCAACCAGTGTTTATTCGTTGTAGTTTTATCCCTGTGATATTAATTACCTCTTTAACTTGCTTAATCACGATTTTTTCATGTATGTCATTTGTTCTGTCAAAAGCCATAATCCTTGCCTCATTGTTTTTATAGATTGCCTGTTTTCTTTGTTGTAAGTAAAAATCAACCTTTCTGCGAAACTCAAAAGGTGTTTTTGCTACTTCGTTTTGATATGTCTTAAAGAGTAATTTGTTGTTTTTAATCGTTGCTGTTATGTTTCGATAGGTGAAGTAAACGTCTAATTCGTCTACTATTTTTTTGTAGCTGTAGTCTAAACCATTCTTTTTTTGCCATGTGCTAAACTGGTCTATAAACTCTTCCCTACTGATTCGTTGTTCGCTATAAGCCTCTAAGATATCTTTCGGGTAATTTTTCATTTCGTAGCCTCTCAAAAAAAAGCCAGCAAGGATTGCTACGTTATCCTTAGCTGGCTTGATTTACGAGTTCCCGTAGTTAGTCGCTCGTCTTCAACACGGGCAACTAATTAACGTAGCAAAAATTAGTCGTCCGTTTTACCCGTTTGACTACTTTTTCGCTTGTTGTTGATAAGCAAAATTTAACGGTTGCTCTTCTGAAGCTTTTGTGTTACACTTAAAGGAGTGTGAATTTAGATATAATCATCGTAATGATGATTTATTTAAAATCTAAGCAAATATTTAAAAGATGCTAGTCAAGAGCCAAAGTTTATAAAATTAGCGTCTGGTAAGTGGAAGCCGAAATATGATAGTCATACTAAAGGTGCTAAGATAGCCATCTCTCATA